AAGTCAAATTTGGCGGAGGCATTACTTTTGAAGGCTCAACGCCAGACGAATTTGAAACAGTAATCACATTTGCAAACCCAACAGCAGACAGGGTTATATCTTTCCCAGATGCAACAACGACTCTTGTCGGTACTAATACCACGGATACGTTAACAAACAAAACTTTAACTAGCCCAGTTATTACTGGTGTTTCTCCAATATTGACCATTTCTGGCGATGTATCTGGTTCGGTTACTTTCACCGACTTGGGCAACGCAACACTGAGTGCAACTATTGAACCGAACTCGGTTGCACTCGGGACAGACACAACTGGCAATTACGTTTCCAACCTTGTTGCTGGTACAGGAATAACTATTACGGACAACTCTGGTGAATCTGCCACTCCAACAATTTCCATTGGGCAAGCTGTCGGCACTAGTGCATCCGTACAATTCGACACACTTGTCGTAACTAACCTTTTTGCAACAAACCAGGAAGTAACTAATCAAGCATCCCTAAATGTTGCCAGCGGCGAGATTGTTCTTAATGCTGGCACGGTTGGCGCTCCAACTCTTGACGGAGCAATAAAAATTGACAGAGGTTCAAGCGCAAGCGTTGAAATTAGATGGAACGAAACGCTGGATAGATGGGAATCCACCAGAGATGGAAGCACCTATAAAATAATTGACCAGGGCGCAAAAATGACGCTGGGGACTACCCCTCCAGCAGCCCCAGACGATGGAGACTTCTGGTTTGAGACGGACTCGGCCATAACGTTTGTTTATTACGATTCCTACTGGATTGAAATTGGTGCTTCTGGAATTGGTGCAGTCATTGGGTCTAGCTCTCCAGAAAATCCGGCCAACGGACAGTTCTGGTTTAAAAACACGACAAACGAAGTATTTGTGTATTACAACGGTTCATGGGTGCTTGTATCTCGCTCGACTAGCACCGACGACGTCAACGTAGCGTCTATCATGGGAGCGTTCTAAATGACTGGAGCAATAAATGGCTAATACAGCTAAGGTCCTATTCAGGGGCGCTGCAACTGTTTACACTACCCCGGCGACAACGCTGTACACCGTGCCGTCCCTGACGACCACTGTCGTAACCAATGTTGTTGTGGCCAACAACGCCGTAGCTGGAGGAACATACTCTCTCAATCTTGACGGAATTCCTCTTGTTCCAACCCTGGAGATACCAGGAAATTCGGTTATTTCGCTTGACCTAAAGCAGGTTCTTACGGCTGGCGACACAATTACCGGAAATGCAAACTCAACTGATATTAAATTCCACATCAGCGGGATGGAGATAGCGTAATGGGTCTTAATCAAATACCTCCTGGCTTGACGCCGATTACCCCAGAGGAAGTGCTGTACGACCCAGTACAGAAACTGCGCATATCCCAGCCACAATCGCTGATTGACACCGACTTTGAATACGGTACGCAGATTTCCAAGTGGGAAAACTTGACAACTGTTGGAGCAAGACCGTTTATTTACGATGCCGCTACTCCGGTTACAACAATTAGTGCGATTACGATGAACACTTCATCCAGAACTGTTACCGTGTCGCTGACGGACACAACTGGACTTGCTGTTGGCACTCCAATCACCGTACGAGACACCCAGTTATCGATTGCTAACGGTGCATATCTTATTGAGTCTGTCACGACAAATACGTCCTTCACCTACACCGGCAAAGCGGTAAATACCGGTGCATTGACATCAATTTTTGATTCCAACAAGACGGCAATTTTTACTGGAACAATCTTTACGAATGCCAAAATCGGCGGTGCTCCAACGATGTCGTATTCTGGAAATGCGATAACAGTAACAACAACAATTCCTCACGGTCTTTCAATCGGAAACGAAGTAGCTGTTACTGGTGTAACAACATCGGGCTCAAACCCTCCAAACGGTGCGAACTTTGTCTCAAGAATAATCAGCTCAACACAGTTTGTTTACCATGCACCAGTTGCCCCAACTGGGACGCTTAACGCATCTGCTGCATCGGTTTACGTGGCGCCTTCTGGAAACTTTCTCCACAGACCATTTGACGGCGGTGTTATTTTCTCCAACAACGGAACATCGAACTACGAAATGGCTGCACGCCAAACCCGTCGTTATTTCCGTTATCAGTCAGGAAAAGGCATCCAGATGTCATCTGGAACACTCCTGAAGCCAGACCTCCAGCTGGACCAACTTACATACAGCTCATCGACAAACCTTGTCACAGTTCAGACCAAGGAAAAGCACAACCTGTACCCTGGTTCAACAATAACGATATTTGGTGCAAATGAAGCAATCTTTAACGGAACTACAACCGTTTATACGATTACTGGATACAACACGTTTACATACCAGCCAGCTACGTCGTCTGGGACCAACATCCTCGCTTCCGGTCCGTATTACATTACCGTCGCTGGTTGGTACGGAAATATTAACAGAATCGGTTTGTTTGATGACCAAAACGGTGTGTTTTATGAGTTTGACGGTCAAACTCTTTATGCAGTAAAGCGTTCATCAACATTCCAGATTTCTGGAAAGTCATCATTCACGAACGGCTCATGCACAGTAACGCAGACAAGTTCTGCGTTCCCAACAAGATATGCGGGCCAGCTGGAAATTGGCAACTACATCGTTGCCAGAGGCCAGTCCTACAGAATTACCGATATCGCAAGCAATACAGAAATGACCATTAGCCCTGCATGGCGCGGTGCCACGTCAACGATGGTTTCGGTATCAAAGACGGTAGACACCAAGTATCCACAAGCTGAGTGGAATCTTGACAAATTTGACGGAACTGGAGCATCTGGCTACAACGTCGACCTGTCAAGAATGCAGATGTTCTATATCGACTACTCGTGGTATGGTGCTGGATTCATTCGATGGGGAATGCGCGCAAAAGACGGAAAGGTCACATACGCGCATAAGGTTATTAACAACAACACAAACGCCGAAGCATATATGCGCTCAGGAAACCTTCCTGCGCGTTATGAGTGTTTCAGTCTTCCCCCAAGAACTCAATTGACAGGAACATTGTCGAATTCAGAAACAGCAACAATGAGTGTTGGTTCTACTACCGGATTCCCAAGTGCAGGAACGCTCTGTATATTCAATACCGCAACTGGTTACGAATACATCAACTACACCGGCAAGACGGCAACAACGTTTACTGGTCTAACCAGACAGCAGACAGGAAACGCTTCACTGGCAATAACAATTGCCTCTGGAGCAAACGACGGAACTGTTGCATCAAATGCAGGGCTTCAGGTTGGCCAGAGAGTTACTGGAACAGATGTGCCAGACGGAACATTCATCCAGCAGATTTCTGGGAACAACATCAAACTTAGTGCCGCCGTAACTGGTGCAAACCCAACAGTTAGTGCAATCCCAATGGGAACAAGCGCGGCACTTTCGTTCACGTATTCTGAGTCGAATCCTGTTGGTGTTGAGCTTGCATTCCCAACATATGCTCCTTCAATATCCCACTGGGGTACATCGGCAATCATGGACGGAAGATTTGACGACGACAAATCGCTCGTATTCACGTACGGTCAGACAACTGGTGTGACCATTGCTTCAGGCGCAACAAAAACACTGCTAGCAATACGTGTTTCTCCTTCGGCAGATAACGGCACTTCGGCATTCTTTGGAGAGAGAGAACTCGTTAACAGAATGCAGTTGGTTCTACGCAACCTCGACGTAACAACCACTTCGAGCACATCAAACGTTCTTGTTACCGCAATCCTGAATGGTGTGCCGACAGTATCAAGAACATGGGCAAAGCCAACTACTGTTACGTCAAGCTTGGCGCAAATTGCAGATTACGCAGGCGTTGACGCACAGGTCAATGGCGGTGAAGTGACCGGTGGTTTCTTCGTCGGTGGCACCGGTGGTGTCCAGATTGACCTTGGCGATGTCCGAGACCTTGGCAACTCAATCCTTGGCGGTGGTACAACGCTCACAACAACCGGTATATACCCAGACGGACCAGACACACTACACATTGTCGCCAGAAATATTGGTTCGGCATCAGCAACCGTGTTTGCCCGTCTATCTTGGACGGAAGCACAGGCGTAAGCATGCCAGCAATTGACTTTCCATCAAACGCTCAATCTGGCGACTTGCATGTAAGTGCGGGTAAAACGTGGACGTACAACGGTTCTGGATGGGTGTTGGTGACAATACCGTCCGCCATGTTTTCGGCTGGAGCTGTAGCTGGTTCTTCTCTAACCGAGGACTCTGTACCGCTAAATAGGCTTGTTGACAGCGACGCCGGAAAAATCATTATGTATAACTCTTCTGGGGTTGCTACTTCTACAGCAGTTTCAGGTGACGTGACGATGTCTAGTTCCGGAGCAATAACAATTGATAATGATGTCATAACCGATACCCATATTGCCGCAGGCGCTGAAATTAATCCAGAAAAAATTGCTGGTACAGCAGTCGTTCTTACAGACCAAGCAGTCATTACTTCCTACATGATTGAAGATGGAACGATTGTTGATGGTGATATATCTTCCGATGCTGGAATAGGTCGCAATAAATTGGCAGAGCCGCTGACCAACCCTCAAGCAGCAAGCTACACGCTGGTTCTTTCGGATAGAAACAAGATTGTGGAAATGGGTGTCGCTACAGCAAATACGCTTACGGTCCCACCAGATTCATCGGTTCTTTTCCCAACTGGAACGCATATCACGGTTATTCAAACAGGGGCAGGTCAGTGCACTGTCACGCAGGGTTCGGGGGTGACCATTAACGCAACACCTGGACGCAAAATGCGAGCGCAGTGGTCAGGTGCTACGCTGATAAAAAGAGCAGCTGACACCTGGGTGCTCATCGGAGACCTTTCGGCATAAACCATGGAAGCAATAAAAGACAGTGGTGGGAAAAAGCCAACTACGCCAACTAACGTCACAGCGACGAATACCGGCGTGGGCACTGTGGCTTCAATATCTTTTACGCCGTCTGAGTATATAGGTAAAGATGCAATAACCTATACCGCTACATCAGACCCGGGAAGCATTAGCGCCTCCGCCTCAAGTTCACCAATAACAGTAACTGGTCTTACTGCTGGTACGAGCTATACATTCTCTCTTGTTGCAACAACAAATTATGGCGTTCCATCAGATTCTGTTTCCACATCATCTGTTGCAATCGGCCAAAACCCAGGTGCTCCCACAATCGGAACTGCATCAATCGTTGCAAACACAGATAGAGCTATAGACGTCGCTTATACAGCTGGTGCAGCTGGTACTGGAGCAACAACGTTTACGGCAACATCTTCGCCGGAAGGAATTACTGCAACTGGCTCCAGTCCCATTAGGGTGACTGGCCTAACTGCTGGAACCTCTTATACATTTACTGTTACTGCATCAAACTTATTTGGTACAGCAACTTCCGCTCCATCAAACTCAGTAGTTGCTGGAAACAAACCAACTGCCCCAGCAATAGGCACCGCTGTAATTGTTCAAAACGTAGATAGGGCGATTGATGTTCCATTCACACCAGGCGCGACTGGAACTGGTTCTCCCACATACACTGTCACAACAAGTCCTGGGTCGTTGACTTTTACCGGAACAAGCCCAATTAGAGCTACGGGTTTAACCGCAGGCCAAGCATACACATTTACCGTTACCGCGTCTTCCGTGTATGGCTCATCAACATCTGCTGCATCAAATTCTGTAACGGCGGGCAATAGGCCTGGCGCGCCAACTGGGGTATCTGGTGCTGCCGGGAATGCACAGGTGTCAGTTACCTATACTGCAGGAGCAGCTGGAACTGGAACAACAACATTTACGGCAACATCAAGCCCTGGTGGATTAACTGGAACGGGTGCTTCTCCAATTACCGTTACTGGACTCACAAACGGAACCGCTTACACGTTTACCGTTACTGCATCAAATTCATATGGTTCGCAGACGTCTGCTCCGTCTGGTTCGGTGAGCCCGGTAGCTCCTCCATATTTCCCTCCATATTTCCCTCCATACTTTCCTCCATTTTTCCCGCCATTTTTCCCGCCTTTCTTTCCACCGTTCTTCCCACCTTTCTTCCCGCCGTTTTTCCCACCTTTCTTCCCGCCGTTTTTCCCACCAGGGTTTAAGTGATGGACTGCGAAATACAAGAAGCGCCAATTGCGGAAAATGATTGGAGTGACACGGTTCTTCCATTTTCCATATATGACATTAATTTGTCATCAGCTGATGGCAAATCATCAGACATACTAAAAAACCGCAAGGGAAAAGTTACTCTTATTTTTAATGTGTCGGCTGGATGTGGGAATATTCCACAACACTCCGTAATCGAAGAATTAAATCAAAAATACAAAAACGAAGATGATTTTGATATTCTTGCGGTTGTTGTTGATGATTTTGTTTGCCACGGATATCCCGAATTTCAAGAAGGTCTCCAGGCGTACTTGGATAAAAATGAACTAGATATCACGCCGGGCCAATTGTCTGAACAGTACGCGAAAGAGCATTTTGGTGTTACGTATCAATTTTCTGAATTAACAAATGGAAGATTTGATAAACATACCTACGATGAGAATTTTGTTCCAGGAAAAATTAAAATGCAAGAACAGCACGACCTGTGGTGGTACTTAACTGGAGCATACAAAGCAGACCTCCAACCAAACGGAGTGCCATACCATTATGAGGAAATACCTTGGTCTTTCTCGAATGAGCTAACACCAGATGGTTACGCAAAAGTTGATACAGGAAAACGTGGGTTTTATCCTCTCCGAGGCAATTTTGAAAAGTTCCTTATCGATAGAACTGGAACAAGAATCAAGCGTTACGCAAATGGATTTTTGCTTGGGGAGAGAAATCCAGACGGAGAAATGTTTCCATGGCTTGAAGAAAGATATGATGAAAATGGACGTCGTTACTACAAGCCAAAAACTGAACACGTAGAAGAACCTGGCCACATCTCGTACTCAAAAACTGGTACCGCTTGGCCAAATATCACCCAGAGAAAAGGCATAGATTTTTCGTTGCAGCTCATAAGCGCTGATATAGACGAGTTTTTGCAAAATAGATAAGGTTGTAGCCATGAGAGCTGCAGCTGCCGACAAATCAAACATAGTTGTAGTAGAAAATTTTATGACGACCGAACACGTCGAACTTGCATATCGCTATTGCTATTCAATCAATGAGTGGGAGTCATGGTCAAAGGGCGGTAATGACAAGATATCCACATACAAAAAAATGCAGAAGGATAACCCCGAACTCTATGAAATAATGCAATCATACGTTGATGACGTAAAGAAAATGATTGAGTTTAAATTTGGGAGAATCCTAGAGACAGCAAGACCGGGCATACGAAGATGGGACTCTGGGGAGAGTCAAGGTCTTCACGCGGATGGCGAAGACCTAGACGGCACGCCAAACGGAACATACATAGTTGATTACGGTTCCGTAATTTATATAAATCAGAATTACACAGGTGGGGAAATATATTTTCCGCAACACGGACTTGAACTAAAACCAAAAGAGGGTTCTTTGATATTTTTTCCATCCAGTAGTTATTACCTACATGGCGTAAGGCCAGTGATAGAAGGAGTTAGATATACATCTCCCCACTTCTGGGTTCCAGAAAAACACAGGAAATTAATAGAGATGGCCCAAAATGGGTAATCTTTATCATCTGCATATACCGCGCACATCTGGGACCGGAATACTTTACGCGATACATAAATCGTTTGAACTGGATAGATGTAAAAAGGGTCTTGATAAACATGAAAATCAAACCCCTGGGATTTTTGAATTTTCATATAATCACACAACAATGAGCGAATGGCCCACAATTAGTGGTCATTTTGCAATCAATCCAATTTTACACAACGACAGCAGCCTGGAGACGTTCTCCGTTATAAGGGAGCCGGTAGACCATTTTGTTAGCATTGCTGCATACAGGGCCATGTCGTCCCGAAGGGAATTTACAAACGAAATTCTTGACAAGTTCTTAGACGGGAAATACGAAACAATTTTTGGATGTAAATTGTTTTCATCTGACGGAAATTTGCAAACCAAGATGCTTACGTGCAGGATGGTTGAAATCAATGCAGTCTTAGATGTTGGGGATGAATCACCAGGGGTTAGTATTCAGCCTAACGGTGCATGGTTTGTCGAGTCCGATTTACCTACTGGAGAAAAAGAACTAATAGACAGAATTAAAGACATTACAATTTTTGAAATAAACGAGCGAATGGCCGTAGAAAAATATTTGACTTATCAATTTAAGGATAAATTCGATGTTGAATTTGTGGGGTTAGGTTTAGAAAAAATGAACTCATCGGTCCGAGCTGGAATAAAACCGAGCCCGTCACAAAAAAAGGAAATACTTGAAAGAAGTAAATTGGATGTTATGTTGTATGAACATATAACGTCCCAAAGGAAATCACATGGAAATGATTGATATCGATTCACCCTGGAAGATAAAACCCGGGTATTTTGGCAGCGGACCAGAGAACATCCACATAATTGAAAATTTTATCGAACTAGAAGACTTGCTCTTAGTTCAGAAATTTTGCCCAACAATAAACAAATGGAACAACACAGCCGAAAGCGTTTATGCGGAAGATGGAACATGTTTATATAACGCAGACTACTGGAACGACAGACAGTGCAGTTCTGAAATTTTAAAGGAGCTGAGCTCGGAGGTTTATGAAATTGTTGATAAATATATCTACAAAATGAAGAACCTCATCGAAGAGCTTTTTCAGGTTTCTGTTTCAGTGCGCCCTCCGGTGATAATGAAATGGCGGGCAGGCATAGAGCAGCGCCCCCACGCTGACAAGCAACTGAACGACGGAAGACCAAACGCCTTCACGGATTACGACATCAATTCATTGTTCTATTACAATGACGACTTTGAGGGTGGCGATTTGTATTACCCACAGCACGGGATTACCGTTAGACCAAAGCCCGGCTTGGCAGTGATACATCCTGGGGATGTTGGATACTTACATGGGGTAAGCATGGTTGAATCTGGGGAGAGATATACGACCCCATCGTTCTATACTGTTGTGGATGAATAGGGTAGACAAAGTACATATTATAGATTCGCTTTTTGAAGATACGACTATTTCCAAAATATTGTCGGCGGCAGTAAAAATTGGCGAAAGTATTGGAATTGACAGACTACTGACAGAAGATTTTGAAGCCGCCGAGTCATTGATATTTGCATCATGGGTTGTCATGGCAGCCGCAGAGAAAAAATATGACATTGAACTTGAGCACAGAATGCCCGGAATTTTTGTCAGCAAATCTGGACTTCATGTCCCAACACTGCACGCAGACAGGCAGAATTTGGATGGCTCACCAAAGCTTGGGTGTGAGGACTTTGATGTGTCTGCGGTTCTGTATTTGAACCAAGAATTCAATGGGGGGGAACTTGTTTTTGCTGATACGGGCAATACCGTGAAGCCATCCCCAGGCCGGGTTGTCATTTATGGTGGCGGTATTGAATTTGCTCATTATGTAGGTAATGTGTACGGAGGGGATAGGTGGGCATGCCCAATGTGGTTTTCCATGAAACATAAGCAAAAAAGGAGCAACCAATATGGTGAGAAATATCGAGGTTGAGTTTATTGGAGACCCGAGATTGGCAATAATCGTCTATCGCAATGCGCTCCCACGGGAATTGAACATACCGGAGAGAATTGAAGAGGCGATTGGGTCCAGTGAAACCGCGCCATATATGTGGATGGATGCACTCGTTGGCGACCAACAAAAAATGCCAGAATACAGAGACTGCGTTGATTGTAAATTGGGAGATGCCCATATAGCAAACTTGCCACAAGAATTTTCCGGACTTCGCTCAGTATACGAAGATACCGTTGAAATATTAACGGCATGTCTTAACGACTATCAGCAAAGATTTAACATCAAAATGGATTATCGTGAAGCCATAAATTATGTGCGATATAAGCCTGGTCAGCACTTCAACGTTCACACAGACCATGGATTTTCTTATAACTGTACAGTTTCGTCGGTCATATACATAAATGACGACTACGAGGGGGGTGAGCTTTGGTTCCCATATCTTGACCTAAACGTGAAGTTTGCCGCTGGGGACAACGTAATGTTCCCATCTACGTTTACGTATGCCCACGCGTCGCGACCTGTTGTTTCTGGAACAAAGTATGCGGCAGTGACCATGTTTGACTACAACGACAGAACTCACAAACATGGCTACGGGGAGAATATTGACGGCTCAAAGGCAACATATGGGGCTGGGGTTTCGTCTGGAACAAGTATTGATATGTCGGTAAAGAAATGAGCAAGATAGTTTTAAAAAGAACAGACCCAAATCCACCTCGGATAGTTCAGTCAAGATTAAAGAGAGACTGGATGGATGACACACATAAAAAACACGCTTATCAATGCATGCCGGTCTCCGTGGCAAATGTAATGGGATGGGAAGTGCAGATGGAGGAGGACCTTGTAATTAAATGGTCCGGCGGAAACACTCCCCCCGAAATACTTGCAGGCGAATTTACTAAAAGCGGCAGAAAGCAAGCCACATCATCAATAATAGGAACCATTTCCCTACATATGGGATGGATTATAAACACCGAACCAGGGTATGAGACTTGGATTTCGGGCTCTCCAAATTACTTTATAGACGGCGCTGTCGGGCTGTCAGCAACGATTCCTTCGTGGTGGTGGCCTGACGAAGTTCAAATGAACTGGAAGATAACAAAAGAAAATCAGGAAGTAGTTTTCCCAGCCGGTTCGCCTTTGTGTTTTTTTAACATCTACTCGCCTCAAATTATTAAAGACGCAGAATTCGAGGTAGTGACACTATGGGACGATAAGGAGCTGGTGGAGGCAAGGTCAAAATATGGTCAACTCAAGTCGCAGAACAATATCGAACGCCCATGGACTTGGACAAAGGGTATTAAGACAGGTCTTGACGCGGACGGAAATCAAATAGGCCCAACATTTGCTGGGCTGCCAGCACTTTCGGAGCCCATAGTATAATGGTGGTATGATTCAAAGCAAACAACACAATCGGAGATAGGTGATGGAATTTTCGTCTCAATTGACAAATAACGAGAAGCGCGGGATATTTGAGCGCAGTCTTAGGGACGCCGAAAAGGTGTTGTTTGAAAGACTGATTGGGCACGGAATAGACCCAGACACATTTATTCTTGAGGCTGAGCACAATTTTGAGGTCCCAATCCTCAATGAGTCAATAAATGCAGTAAAACTGATTAAGCGCAAGCTGAGTGAACTTAACTCGTAGGCAAAAATGCAATTTGGGATTAGCAAACAGGCAAAGATTGCTGCTGGGTTCAGACTGCATCAGCAGCTGATTAACGCCCAGATTCATACATTGCTTCTGAGCGCCATAGACCCTCTTGAGATATCCGAAGATGAAGTTATGGAAAACCTTAATGTTCGTGATTCTGATAGACCAACTCGCAAAGAAAAGTTATTGCGCCAAGTCGGTCACTTTAGACAAGCATCGAATCTGACAATGGACACACTTAAATAGGAGAAAATTAACATGGCGCTTTCGGATGAACAAAAACAACAAGCACGACAAGAAGCAAAGCAATATCTTGAATACTCGATATACGTACTTGCCCTTTCTCTTGGCGTCAATCCAGAAACACTTGATGAGAATTTTGAAAACCCAGAGACTCCAGAATCAGACGCAACAAGATACAAGTCTTTCAATAATCTGATTAGACAAATAGAGTCTCTGCAGCGACTCTCGTAGTGGTTTTATTGTGGAGCTGAATTTACCGCCAATCAAAAGGAATGTTCCGCTGGTGGACGCTGCCATCGCTACAGGGCAATACAACATCTGTCCTGAGCAGTCAAAATCAGAACCAGACATAACCAACCCAATGGACAATCCAGATAGAACAGAAAATGTTTTGCACTGGAACCCAAAAACTTTTTCTTTCGTTCTTCCGGACGGCGCTGCATTGTTTTGTGAGCGCCTACAGGGGAATGACCCAATGTCCCAATTTGGACAAGACCCGATTGATATAAACGACGACTGGACCGAGGGATTTACAGATGAAACAGACTAGACAACACGGTGAAGAGCCTCTCTTCGATGCTGCTTCGCACTTGCAGGAAATAGAGCGCGAACTCGCAAAGATAATGTACATAGCCGGTATGGAGTTCAATCAAATATCCGAAGTCGAGTTCGACGACATTTTTTTTAGTCTGAGACAGTCATTTCACATGAGCAGTTCGACATTTAACCAACAGGGAAAACCATACTACGACTTAACGCGTAAAAGAAATTTTCTACTAACAAATAGGGCAAGGCATCTCTGGTTCCAGAGACAAGTTGTATTGGCGGTAATCCAAAATGGATAATTTTGCAATTAGGAGCGCTCTGGTGACGCAGCAGTCATCAAAGACCCGATTTAGCAACAATATTGATTTTGCTCAGTTGATGAGCGATGCAGGAAGCGCGGTATCAAGCTGGCTTTCATCAATCAATCTTGACAAGAGAAATGTTGCTGTAGCAGGACTGAACACATACTGGATTTATGAACTCATTAAGGGAATGGAACCAGAATGGGCAGCGATAATCGAAGCTGAATACATCGCTCAAGAACAAGTTCTAATGACAAAGAAGCCAAATTCCTTGTTATTCGTCGATGCAGAAATACTACTTTGGAGTATGTATAAAGCAAAATTTCCAGACACAGACTTGTGTTTTGTGAATAATCACTCATTGTTCTTTTTGGAGCATATTGCCGGGGAACTAGAATTACCTGGCCCGGGCATCAATGAGCTTAACGAATACTGCGTCGTCGAGCCAAATGAAATATCTGAAAACACATTTGACATGGCCATTTGCTGGGGTTGGTCTCTTGTGGGTAATGACAAACTTGTTAAAGATTTGGTTGAATCACTGAATCCTGGTGGTGTTCTACTGATTGGCATGTCCAATCACAATACGAAGCTTTACAGGGAAGACTTTCATATTCACCCATATTCAAGCATGCATGAAATTCTTAAAAACAGCGACGGGCACACATACCACCTGGCCAACGGATACGGACAAACGGTTTTCATCAAAAATTAAAATCTTTAAGCACGTGAAACGTGTTAGTATCAAAAAATGAGTGACTTGCAGCCAAGGTTCTGGGATGAATTAATCAGGTCCTTGCCCGTGTGTGTGCAGATTGAGAAAAACTGGGAAAAGATACGTGACGAGTACATCGTTTACGAAAACACTCAACATCCATACTCCGATAACAAGGTTTCTCTACCTGCCCCAAATGTTACCCTTTCCCACGCAAGGTACGAAAATCCACAATCAGACTTGCCGGAAGGGGATAGGCGAAAGCTTTATACGGGCTCCTGGGACGTAGCGGTTGCCGGAACCCCACCAGCAAGTGACCCCAAGCAGTGGGCAAATACGGAAATGGTAAAAAAAATACTGAGGTGGAAAACAAAGGCCAATCTAGAAACACACCTAGAGCACGTTAGGAAACAATTCAAAACGTTTAACTCGATAGTTGCTGAGTTCGCTGACAGTAACCAATGTTCTGGCGGAATGTTCAGCATAATGTATCCTGGGGCGGTAGTAAATCCGCATTTTGGTTCTGACCAACTAATGAGAAGCCACTTATGCCTAATAAACGACAAGGACTGCAGAATAACAGTAGGCGACGAGACAAAAAGTTGGGAAGAAGGCAAGATTCTTGCTTTCAAAGATGGCCCGCCGTTTGAGCACTCAGTAAGACATGAGGGCACATCAAGACGGCTTGTTTTGATGTTTGACTTTGACCTTGCTTACCTCAGAGGCAAATTTCCGAATGAAAAGTTTTTATAAAACATGTTCGTTGAAGATAATTGTGTTTCGGCAGAATTGTACGAGCAAGTCTTGCGAGATAAAACTTTTTTTGCATCAAACTATGAAGATGGTCAACAAATAGCGACAAGTCTCAACTCGTATCACGGGGATTCTAAGGAGCTATCGTCCTATATGTTCTGGGATGGATGGGAAAAAAGTCAACCAAGAAGCCTCAAGCATTTAGTTATAAAAGAAATTTGGAAAAAGAGATTGCCTTTTCCGATTGAAGAGGTTATTGGTTTTGAATACTGGACTAGGACATTCGAGTCCGGTCAATTTATAGGGGAGCACGTAGATGAGGACACATTCGCATATCGATTGACTGGGACTTTCTATGGACCGCGGATTGGGTGTGTTTGGTATGGATGCGATAATGATGACGGTGGCTTCCTCGAAATCCACAACTCAAGGTTGGAGGATGGCTCAACGTTGGCCTTGGAGCCATCTGTACTTGCCGCATACGCGTCTTCTCCACCAAATGAAAGAGAGAGGATTAGGTACAAGGGGAACAGGCTCGTAGTATTTGATTCCGGCCACGTGGTACATAACACGACACCAGCAGGGTCTAGACTAAGGCAAGTAATGGTCATTAATGTATGGACAAAAGATGTTCCCCCAATGGGGCTAGCAACAGGAGATTTTGCGCATGAATAACAATGGCTGGATTTGGTTAGTTCCAATCAGAGCCCATGAATCATTCATTAAGGGAATTGATTATTCGGTAATAGCGTCTCAAATTTTAGAATCTAGAATACATCCAGATTTCCCAGATGCAAAAGAATTTGTTGACGTGCAGAGTGGGGTTGATTACGTTCTGCCAAACACAAAAGAGTGTCAGGGTTTGCGTGACATGATTGAGCATAGGGCCAACGAAGTCCTTGGCGACGTTGTCCTTGCAGACATATGGTGTGGAATTTTAGAAAAAGGACAATCAACTCCTTACCATAGACATAGTTCGAATGCGCATCTTTTTCCAAGCGAGTACTGGTCTGGTGTTATTTACATCGATGCTGTTGGTCCAGGATGCCGACTTTGTCTTTACGGAGAAGCCATGAATGCATACAACATGGTTACAAAAATAGAACCAGAAACAGGGAAGATTGTATTTTTCAACTCATTTGTTCCCCATCAGACAGAAAGACATAATGAAGACAAACCTAGAGTTTGCGTAAGCTTTAACCTCCACCCAAGAATTCCGAATACAACGGTATACCCGGACATGAGTCCTTGGGCAAGAGGCCGTAATTCACAGTAACGATGCCATGATTTTGGGGTCTTGGGATATCTCCGTTGATACACCATTTGGGGAAGAAGTTTGCAGATTAACTCTTTCCGAAGATGGCTCAATTGCAATCAACCATAGCAGGGGGACCCACGTGGTGCCTGGAGAAAATGTGGTCATCGGCAATAACGGAAAGAGCATAAGTAGCAAATTTGAACTAGAGGCACCAATTATTACGACGGTACAAATCGATATTGATACGGAATCTGGAAGCGGTTTTCTAAGAATAGGTGAATTTGTTAATACCAAAATCTCATGTACGGTGTCAGAGGATGAGTAAATCGATTTTTGATATAGAAATAAGCTCTTTGGATGGCTGTCCAAATTTGCTTGGACAGTTAAGGGGTAAAGTGCTCCTCCATGTAAACGTTGTATCAAAGACCGGATACTCGCCAAAGTGCAGTCGTCTTTGGTCTTATGCAAGAACAGCTAAAAATTTTTGGGAATTGCAAAAACTTCATGAAGAATTTTGTGATAGCGGTTTTAGCGTCGTCGGTTACCCATGCAACCAATTTGGGAACATGGAGAATGGCGACAATTTGGAAATTTTTGAAAATATTAAAAAAAATTATCCCTACGTTACATTTCCGATAGCAGAAAAAATAGACGTTAACGGGCAAAATAGGCATGACGTTTACTCATTCCTAAATGGAGAGCTAATAAGAAATTTTAACGACAGCATGGCCGACTTGAGTGCCGCTGCGGCTGCTGGAAGAAATAGAGCGGGGGAAGTTGCAATGAGGGTTCCGAACAATTGGGAAAAATTCCTAACATCACGAGAAGGCGTTTATGTTGGTCGATTTAATTGGGCGGAATCACCGATATCAGAGCAGGCTTTATTCGGGGAGAATAATTCAATAAAACAAGCCATAAGGTCCCTGCTATGAGCTCCGTGATAAATCATGGCTATGGAATAATCGAGTTTGTGGCCGCTGCGAACATCGAATTCAGTAAATTCTCAGACAAGATAGAGAAGTTGAAGCAAAAGGCAATAGAAGAAAATTTTACCGTTGTCCTAGATGAAAGCGGAAATCCAATCCACGCGCTAAATCAGGGCGGTTTTATTTATAGCCTGCAGGACATGGCAAAAGCTCCACTCAGACTACAAGGTTTGGGTAGCGAAATATACAACGAATTTGAGCCAGCGATATATTCTTGTCTCTTGCAGTACATTGAAATGTTTCCAGCAATCCTTAGCTGCCTGTGGTGGAGGACTTCTGGACATATCCTCTCTTATTCAACCGGTGGTTCACTGGGGCTTCATTCGGATAATGATGTGAACTACAGATATGGAAAAATGCCCAGCAAGGAACACGCAACTAGAAACGTTCTGAGTGCAATAGTTTTCATTAACGACTGGTCGGAAACCCCAGTGCCAGGAGCGTTTTGTGGCGGTGAAATGTTATTTCCGTATGCAGACGTTGCAATCAAACCGCAAAAAGGAAACATACTTTTGTTTCCGGCTAATTACGTAGCCGCCCATGAGATATCCACTATCACAAGTGGAGAAAGACTCACATACCTTGCCTGGTTTGCCCAGGGCTCAGAATCTCAAGAAAAGGGGATAAACCCACAGTTGGAGATTTCGGACACAGGTGGACAAGTTTGGTTGAGCTCAATCACTGAAGACTATGATGAATACATCAACGGCAAGTATTCCGGAATGCCACCAGCAAGAGCAGCAGCGCACAGGTCTCGGAGCAATGACCATGGTTAATAAGTTTAATGACGTAGAAATGATGGAACTTGGTGCTGGTGTTTGTCTGTTTCCGTCGGCTATCGACTTTGACTGGGAATTTGCTATTAATTCCTGTAGGGAGCTTGTCGACAGAGACGCCTCTGCTATGTACACCGAAACAATTCATCCCGAAACTGGCGATAAAGCGCTAGTAAATATGAGCGGCTACATTTTTGATTACGACACATTTGCATCGATGCCAAGTAGGTGTTCGTCCGCCCATCAGCAATGTTCAGATAAGTTTAGGGAAATGCTTGAGTTTTGGGAGGACTCGAAAGATAGGTATTTGCTCAAATACATGCTCAGATATCCCCTTTCTTACAAAAATATTTGGTGGAAGGTTAAGGGGCATATCGTTAGGTATTCATCTCCACCATCTGGAGTTGTGGGTAATCGCCAATACCTTGGCGTCCATTCAGACACAAGCGCCGACTACGTCTATGGATACGAACACCCATCCGACCAGCTAGCAACAAGAAATACACTATCCTGCATTGTCTACATTAACGATTGCGATGAATCTGGCGATGATGCTGTAAATTCATTTGCTGGAGGACACCATTTCTTTAACGAACTAAATATAAATTACAAACCACGAAAGGGGGACATACTAATGTTCCCATCAAATTACATAGCATCACATGAAGTGCTTCCAGTTTCCAGGGGGGAGAGATATTCATATTTGGGTTGGTATTCACACGGAAGCCCAAATAGCGAATATCACGAGCACATCGCAGACCCTGTTAAGGAACCAGAAATTGCAAAGGTTTCTACAAACGTTTACCTACCTAACTTGCGCAAAGACTTTAGAGAATACATACAAAATTGTGGGCCAGATAAACACTTCTATGCCATGTCTCTGGTTTCGGACGGTTTTTAATGAACATAACGCATCTAGGAAATGGAATTGTTCAGTTTGACAATGTAATAAAGTCAACACAACAAGATGTCGATAAGTATCTTGAAAACCTCCTCCTGTCCACCAACCATGAGGGTTACTCAAATTTGGGTAATGAGAATTTAAAAAATTCTGGTGGGTATAACCACAATTTAGAACAAGCAAAGATTGCCCCACATAGATACTTAAATGTAAATCATTTGGGAATAGAAAAAAAAGATTTTCAAACCTTGAGCGATTTAGAGGACTCCGGAACCAACTGTGTCAGTAAGTACTTGGAGATATTCCCATCTGCTGCAGGTGCCGTAAAATGGCGGACCAGGGGTCATGTAATTAGGTATCTTCCGGGACAAATGATAGGACCACATTCCGACGCAAATCTCCCATACGCAGATGATGGTTTGACTCCAATCTCATTGGCACCAATAGCAAATACTCTTACGTGTAGCATTTTCCTAAACGACAAATACACAGGTGGAAATCTAAGTTTCCGCCCATGGGGCATAACCGTATTCCCCAAGTTTGGTTCAATCGTTGTGTACCCTTCTAACTTTTCTGGTTGCCATGAGATAACACCAATAGAAACGGGAGAGAGATTTGCTTATCTTTCCTGGTTCTGCCACGGCGTTCTCGATATAAGCCCGCCGGCAGAACATAAAAGACAAGAATTGCAGAACTTTTCGTATCATCTTGATTTTATTACTAGTCATTCAGCAAATTCGGTCCAACAGTTTGTTCCTGTTGGTCCAATAAAGTGAGGCGTATCAATGAAAATTGGAATTAATTCTCCCGGGAAAATGGGTGCAACAATCGCAAAGTCATTGCAATTAGCAGGACATTCTGTATTTTTTGCATCGATGGATAGGTCAATGGAGACTATACACAGAGCATCGGATTGCGGAATAAACAATTTATTTACTTTGGAGAAGCTTGCTGATGAGTGTGGGGCGATTATCTGCATAGGAACAAATGATGCAGCCATGGAAACACCAAGAAATGTATTAATAAACAAATACAAAGGTTTGTATATTGACTTAAATTCTTTGAATGGAGACGAGGAAGAACACCAGTGGAGGACCATCGTTTCTGGCCTAACAGATAACTATTGCGAGGGAGCAATTAGGGGGTACCCGATTGAAGGTGAAGCTTTAACTGACAAAAAGCATCGACTCATGATTCTTTCAGGACCATCAGCACGGGAAGCAGCGGCATTATTGTCGGACGGGCTTTTTGATGTCCATGTATCTGCTGCTCCAGCAAAATACGTAAATCGGCTCATTGCGTCTGGCAGTATGTCGCCGCCAAAAGAGCACCTGTTTCAAGACAAAATAACACCAAAAAATCCCAAATGGGAAGATGAAATGCTAAATCTAATAGCAGAAAAATTCTACGTGGATGGAAGAACTGGCTCTGAAACGATGGTTTATATTTGGGAACAGATTCGCGACGGAAAACTGAGAGACATATGCATCGATTTGAAATTTCCAGAGCATTTGGGATTCATACATGGAATCAATACTTTTGGAAAACACTTAACAATGAACAATTCACTTGATAAGCCAAGAGGTGACTATCCATCTTGGCAGGAACCGAGATGAATATGGTGCTTCAGGGACTGCTTATATAAGTTGGTCGGGGTAAACTTTACCCCTGTTTTCTGTTTCTTTTATTACATCGCTCGCGTAATACGGCCGAGATAAACCGTTTTCCCCCTCAAGCGCCCGATTCTGATAAACAGGATTTGTTCTTGCTTCATCAAAATCCGATTGACCGTAATCTGAGTGTTTTGCATAGAGGGAGTAATCGTCATACAGGGAGTCAATCCAGTGCGGACGACACCAGTCATCAACAGCATCTGGCTCCGACACATTTATTAAGACGTCATCATGTGATGAACCTTGTGAAAAGAACTCTAGATACCCGTATCGTTTCCCATGCGTAACAGTGTGGACGCCATGGGTGGCCATAAAGTTGCAAGGAAAAATTACTATATCTCCGGATTTTGCTTGGTGCTCAATATCAAGGTATGGAAAAAACAACTCCCCGCCTATGTAGTTTGTTCCATCCAACTCGGATGTGCTCGATACGCAGTCATTGATGTATGCCATTACGGCAACAACTTGACGCATCTGTACCTGCCCCTTGGGGACAAATCTTTCACCATTCGTGGCTCTGTAATTTGAGTCATTATCGTTATGGATTCCCAAATAATCACCCTCGTCGTATCGCAGAAGATGTCCCCTGCTCCTCCACCATATTGTCCCGAGAGCAAATGGGAATCTGTGGATGTATTTAATCAGGCACTTATAAATTTGGTCTTCCCAGTTCTGGAATATCTCAATTACTTCTGGCTCGGTACCATGTTGTACGGGTTGAAGAACCCGAATTGGCACTTCCTCTATCTGTTCAATTGAGAATTTATTGCCGTCCTCGTTTACCGCATATTTCTGACCGGAGCTGTCGGTGTGATATTTCCATCTTTGCTCATGCGCCAGCTGTGCATTTCTGTCGGCCCATGGCATAATGAGTTCTTTGTTCGGATTAAATGCATTTCTGAAACAGACAACGCCGCCACCAAGATGAACATCATTGATTGAATCAATTTCTAGTACTTCTGATTTACCAATTTTTGGCGTGCTCCCAAAAAATGGAGGAAATTGGACTGCTTTACTCAACGACAACCGAGGCGCTCGCAGGCGGTGGATTTTCCATGTTCCGCTTGTACATATCATACTGCTGGACAAACATTTTGAAATGCGCCCCAGAGTTCATGTAGTAAACAACTTTGTTCTGTGATGGTTGCAGTCCGCTGACAAATGCTTCCGTCCATTCCGTGGCTGCGGCCATCAACTCATTGGCAATGTGAGTGCCCATTTCGTCAACAAAAGTTGCGTTTGTTTCAGCAATATCAATACATGCAGCAATATCGTGGAGCGTGTAGTGATTCGTACCACTCTTAACCACTGGACCATTTGTTGTTGTGATTATTGTAAAAGCCATTTTTCTACCACTTTCCTATTGGGCACTTTGCCGTTTTGAGTCTTGTTTTTATCTTCATGAAGCAACCACATTCCTTACAGGTCATTGTCGGCCTGAATAAACGCGGGCACTCCAAGCATATCTTTAATCGCTCTTCTCCGTAATTAACTGCTGTGTCACTCATTACGGTTTAGTATACACAAAGTTATCAACAGCATTTGACTGGACAACTGTTGCTGGGGCAATGGAAACGCCATGTTTTTTGCCCCTATTAGCTCCCGTTGCCGTATGGCTTCCGCTTATTGTTCCGCCTGCTGCCCCTGGTGCCGAAACGGTTATTACTTCACCAACCAATGTTACGGTCAACGAGGTTGGTCTTGTTGGATTACCAGCAGCCCCAGCCGCGGCAACCGTCTCGGTGGATGTGACTGTGCTCGTATTTGCAACAATCGAAACCGTTCCAGCAACGGCTTTTCTTATTATTGCTTTTTGCGAGTATGTCCAGGTTCTTGTTTCAGGATTTGTGTAGTATACCGTCGTGGTCGTGTACTGCGGTCTTGGGCTTTGTCCATTACACGCACCAGGGCAGCCAGAGTCGGTTGCATCTAGATAGACGCAACAATTTTGGATTTGATATTCATTGCATGTCCCTGGTGTTCCTGGGTCTGTCATTACGAATGAGCAGCAACACGTTCCACCGCATAGGTATTCGTCTCCGGGTTGATAGCCATAGAGAACATAACTACCACCACAATGGATTCCATCCTGATAGCAAGACAGTCCTGATGGCGTTCGCCATTCATACGTGGCAGGCGTTCCTCCAGAATAATTAATACAAACCAGGTCGTAGCAAGTTCCACCATACGGGGGGAACGAACTGTCGCCGTTATATATTTTCCCACCGCTACACGTGTTTCCGGTAAATGTTTGCTGTTCATAGCTGCCGCTAGTAGCAGGGTTTTGAACACTTGATTGCGTCATCTCCGTGTTGGCGGCAAACCAGTTGTTTTGGTCCACCACCCAGAACGCAACGCCCCATCCATCCCCGTTTGCTCTGTCAACTTTAACCGTGGCATCTTTTGTATTAGTTCTTAATGTTGCGATTGGGTAGCTAGCTGCGGCGGTTGAGGTGGTCAGTTGGTTACTGGTGATTGCCCAGTCACCACTTGTCTCTGTCCATTTTTTTCCAGCAGCAGTAATGTCTGTGCTGTTTGCGCGATTAAAATCGTCAGACGTTGTTGGGAGGACCTTACCCCCACCCGCTTCTACAACTCCAGGAATCATATTAACTCGTTATATTTCCAATAAGGACCCATGTATTGGCTGCGTACTTTACGAGGGTAGCAACCGCATACTGTCCTCCCAGTTTTAATTGAGCGTCGAAACCACCAACTGTCTGTGGTGCCGTAGCGCTAAATGTCACTATCTGTGAACCGGTTTGAAGAAAATCTATTCTGTCCCCAACCGTAAATGTTCCATCAGCTGTTGGTATGACAACCGATGTACAGCTAGAAAGCACAACCAAGCCACCAACATCGGAAGCCGCAATTGTGTGCGTTGCACCTTGCTGAGCAATAATCGGTGACCTAAACCCAGAGCGAGCTGCACCAGTAGCTAAATCTGTTGTCGTAATCGAATCAGACAGACTCAATTTGCTATAAGCAATTGCAGCAGAAGCATTAATGTCATCGTTAACAATTTTTCCAGAACCTATAGCAGTGACGCCTGATGAGCTTATCGTAATGTCGCCTGTAACTTCTGTGGAAGTTGGAACACCAGACGAATTATGCACGACAACATAACCAGCAGTTGATGTTGCGAGTTTCGACAGGGCAATGGCCGCAGAAGCATTGACATCTGCGTTGACAATCGTTCCGTCAAGAATCTTTCCTGATGTAACAGCACCATCTGCTAGTTCTGTTGCGGTAATTGTCCCAGCAGCAATATCTGCTGCTATTACCGTGCCTGGGGCAATTTTGTCAGATGTTACAGAGTTGGCAGCTAGCTTTTGCGTGGTGATTGCACCATCTCCAACCGTAAATTGCGCTGAGTCCTGCCACGAAGCGCCGTTGTAATATTGAATTAAGTTCAATTCATCGATATAACAAATGCGGCCTTCGGACAGTGCTGGCTTGCCACTTCCTCCTTGGGATACGGGAATGCCGTCGCCAAACGCCGCATCGCGCGCTGCTGTGGTCGCGAAACGCGCAACCACCTGGTCCATGAGATACGTGTTTATGTCTGCTGCATATGCAGTATCACCAGATAGAAATAGTCTTACACCTGTACCGGCCATTTAGAAATCTCCTAAATTATTGTGTTTTATTTTAGCATTATGTTTCATACTGGTCACCCGAACGAGATGCTTCCATCAAGCAAACCATACGTGACGTCATCAAGTGTTAAGAAGAATTCGTCAATAGTTTGGTGAGTAACCACGTATCCCATGGGTCTAGCCATATTCACTGATTGGAGTACGGCATCGCTTGATTCACCGACATTTGCATCAATTGTTTCGTTTGTTAGCGTCTGAATGCGAATCGCAAAAGGGTCTCCACCGAAATATGGTGTCAACGAAACAGACTGTGTGGAAGCCTCTCCATCTTTTGTCCTGATTGTCATCTGTTTTGCAGATTCAATCATTGCATGTCTTGTCCCAGCACCTCTTCCATAATGGCTCCCATCGAGCTGCCACTCCACAAAGTCTCGCTGAAGACCGGCGTTATTGAAATAAAGAGTCCCATCAGATAACTGAAAGTTACGATGGATTCTTTCCCCATTGAACTGAGCCAGCCAACTCAAATACGCGTCTCGAGCCGCTGATGGAGAAACAAGCGAACTCTGAACCCAACTGAGAATTCCCTCGTCCTGTGTTACTAGCTCTTCGGCCTCAAGACCGTACATCTCTTCGTATTCAGATTTTGTGTCACCAGCAGCAGATGTAAGCACGTCAATAAGTCTAAAAAAAGGATAAGTCGGATATGACTGAGATGAGTCAAGTTCCCAGTAAAAATCAGGTAGAAAATTTCGTATTCCAGATACGAAATCATTAGAGTAGAAATCCAGGTCGTGAATTAGGTGTGGACATGTCAACCATATGTTTGACGCATTATGTCCAGTGATAGATATTCTTATACTTAATGTGTGTAGCTCTGAATCATCCGGAACGGTTATTCTATTTGACTGAATAGCGTTGTATTCACCGCTGCTAAATGACTGAATATTTCCTTCAATTCCAGTTGATGAACCATCAAGATAAATCATTGTTGATAAATCGACAGAAGATAGCGCTTTGATTCGCATATTAAAGGAAAGAATTCGTCCATTGTCTTCGAGATATAATGGGACATCTTCTAGTGTCACTAATATTTCACCAGTAGATGATGGGTTTAATTGCAGAACGTAACGAGTATCAACCAAAAAGTTAGTTGAAACTATTGTTAATTCCGAGTTAGTTGATTCCCAATCGCTTGAATATGCGCCGAGTTCAACAATTTGTCCACTGTCATTTACTCGAAGCAGCGCACTATCGTATGGCAAAAGGTTACGTGTTGTAGCCATTGTTAACTTATTTCCAATACCGTAAACGTAAGGTCAATGTCTTCAACTGCAATTATTGGCAATGAGCCTTTTTTATGAAATAGCAAGTCGTTGCCTAGTTGTGGCAACCAACCGGAACCAGTTGGAGAGAGCGTGAGTGATTCAACAAAAACCACACCAGGGACATTGCTAATAAGCGATATTAGCTGTGTCTGTCTCACTCTATCTTGGGTGTATGGATATTTTGCCGGACTTATGAAGTCGACCAACGCATTAAGTACCGCACCCTCCACGGATGCAGCATCATACGATTCACTTATCACAACTTCTCCAGAAATTTCTAATGTGCAAATTTCTGGGTCCAACATTTCAAAAGTTAATCCAGCAACTGATTTTGCGCGAATGTCAGCAACAACGTTTGTTTTTTCAATTGATGTTAAATAAGTGTTTAGGCCATATCCAAAAACAGTTACGAAACCAGACACATCCTGACCAGCGTAAGCAGAAGCAGTAACTGTGGTGCTTGCTGAGTTTGTTGCTACTTTGACGAAATTAACCGTATCTGAACCGGTAGCAGTTATTTCATGCAAGCCATTAAATGTTGCACTTACCGAAGGGTCAAAAACCTCTAATTCAATTGTGTCACCAGTTATGAATAGGTGTGGTGCTGCTGTCTGAATTGTTGCCAGGTTATTATCCAAGAATGTTTTTATGACTCCGGCTTGTCTTTTTACAGTTATGTCGCCGCTTGTATCATCGCCATTAGTCAAGTCATATGTTTTGACACGACTTATAACGTCTGGGTATTCAGAAAGAACATATGAGTCAACTTGTGTTGCTCTTGTGAGGGACGAAGTAAGAGAGCGCAAATAAGTTGTAGCTCGTGATAGGTAGTCTGTATCTGAGTCTGCGTTAATTCCATTTGCAAAATTTGAAGGCGTTCTAACCGTTACTGTTTGGATTTGTGTTCCAGAAGAAAGTATTTTTAACTGAGCTCCATCATCTATTGGTGGAATAATTCCTGGCGTTAAACACACAATGGTTGCTGATGCGCTCGGATAATCTACAGATATCTCCAAATCAGTCGGTTCCAGTTCCAGTGCAGATGTTGTCTGAAATGGAAATTCCTGTAATTCATCTTCAAACAACGCTTCAAAGCTGAAAACCGTTCCAGCAGGTATTGTTCCGCCATCATATGTGTTGAGCGTGATGGTGACATCAATCTCTGCTGGAATAGCCTCCTGGCGAATAAATCCGAGCATTCCTACAATTCCTGCCATAAGCCTATTTGGAAGTCTGTTTATTGCAGCAATATTCAACGCACTTACATATGCCATTGCCTGAAAAATCGCGTCTTCTGGAGAACCAGTACGGAGATTGAATTCAGGCAAGCTGAGTCTAGCCAACTCAATCGAGTCGCGATAAATGTCGCCTGGTTCCTTGTCAAAAATTGTGAGGTTGACGTATTCTGAAAAATCTGCTGGCATTTTAAACCTACGAGCTTTGTATTTCAAAAGCGAAAGAAACTTTGGTTTTACCAGTGTTTCCTTCGTTTGATGTTGTTGATAAATTGGTTATTCTTATTTCTGGAACATACCTCGACGCATTTAAAACAAATAGCCCTTTATCTACAGTCCTAAACGCAGGGTCGTTAGCACCAAAAGCTGGAGTGAATGGATGGGTCATTGGTTCTGTAAGAATAATAATTGAAAGCAATTGTGCATAATAGTCAGTTGTTCCGTCTCTTAGCTTTTTAAAACCAGTCGAATCAAATTGAACCGGGAATTGAATCATGTCCATCTTTTCACCTCCTAATGACTATGCGAATTAAGTTGACTTTGAAGATTTGCCACTTGCGTCTGAAGAGCGCTAACGGTTGCCTGCAATTGCTCAAAAAGAACTTTTGAGGCATAAACGTCGGCTTTTATTTTTGCAGACCCATAAACCATTATTTCATTAAAGAACTCATCCGTGAATGAACATTTCACTACATCTCCAACTGAGTATTTGTTAAGAGTTGTTGTTCCAATTGGAGTAATCGGACCGTATGTTGAACCAATAGCAGGAATGGAAACACTAATTTGCCCAGAACTATTGACTGCCGTTACATTTGCTGTGAATATCCGACCAGCCTTGAGCGGGTGCGATGATGCTTTTTGATTATCAATGATGTCCGGTCTATTACGAGCCATTGCTTATCCTCCTAGACCCATAGCGATGTCGAATCGCCTGCCGTATTTGGAATAGAACCACGTGACCCAGAGTATTCAGGAAAACGCTTATCTAGTATCAGAGACTGCTGCTTGGATAGTAAATATGCATAATCACGAGCATTCAAGATAGCTTTTTGCTTAGTTTCACCACGAACAACAGCAAGGTATTTTGCTGTTCCAAGATATCCCCCGTCAGCGTTATATTTAGCTATTACTTCTGCGCTGCTCTTTAGTACGGCCACGCCACCCTGTGTATATATGGTCGGGAGCACTACTGCCCTCCATTCACTTCCGAATTCAAACTCGTATGTAATTGAAAATATCGTCATAGCATCAGACCCTGATGGAAGAACTGGACGTGAGAAAAGATTTATGTTGCCTGTATATAGAACTGAATCTGCATCATTTGTGCTTGCTTGGCCTGCTCCGCCTTGTGCTATTGCCCCCTTGAGCATTGGGTAGGTAATGGTCAGGTTTGCATATTGCATTCTTGGGTAACGCAATTGGTTTGATTGGTCAGGTATCGGGAGTAAGCGTGCATCCAGTGATTCTGAAGTAATCTTTTTCCCTGTTGCGTTTTTTGCAGATTGGACCACAGTTACTGGAGTGGTCTGTGTCCCAGCAAACGGAACGTATGTTTGTTGATACGTGACACCGATTGGCAGAAGTTTTGGTTTATTCTTTTCTTCATCGCGCTGCGGCGTTCTAAAAGAGACGCTTACCGGCTCTGAAGACATCTCGTCAAATGAAACAGATTCGATTATGTAAAAACCCGACATGTTTGGAACGTTGCCAACATACGCCGTCATGCCTGGTCGAATCTGCGTTCCGTTGATTCTCTCAACAACACAGGAGCCATCTGCAGCATATGGGTCATTGTCGGACTTCGTGATGCTTGGGTATTGTGTCAACTTAAAATACCCCGGTGTACCAAGATACTGAAATTGAGGCGTACTTTGATTAGGATACTGAAGGGGTACCCATCGTTGCGTTTTTTTACCAGTTTGTTTCTTTTGGCCAGTTGTTTTGTCAACAGTAAACTTCGGTACCTGTCTTGCGTTGGTGCCCCATTTATGAAGAAGAAATTGTTCTGATGCAAATATTAAATATCCATCAGTTTCAAAACAAACAAATTTTGCATCTCCAGCAAGACGGGTAATTACATCCCACAATGATTCTGCTTGTTTTTCTCCAGAAGCTTTTGTTATATTTTGCTTCTTTGTTGTTTGTTGTCCGTAAAACTTTAAACCGTATTTTGCAGCTGCACGCCTAACGAAATCCGTTCCTTGCCCTTTGATTGTGTCGGGTCGTTTATCTCTCTTCATTTGCTGTATCGCCTTGGAGTAGCAATCAATACTAAAAGTGGGACTACCACCAGGGCCCTGGGATACTGTCACCTTGGAAATCTCAAACAACTGTTTAACGAGCGCAGCACTTCCCGACCCGTCATCTATGCGTCCAAGTGTTTGCGTTTCATATATTATGTCCCTGCCCAGAGTGAAAAAATTTTGTCCTGACATGCGTAGCTCTGGGTCTACCAGCTCAAAGCTCAACTGAGAGGCCATATCCATCGAATAGCTAACATTTACGCTCGTTACAAGCTTCGATATGTCGGCATAACCGTTTGATGAAGTATTCGACAGGTCAGCAATAAGTATCTTTCCTTGATATGGACCTCGGTATTGGCGTGAATAACGCCACCCGGCAAAAGAAGTAAGTTCGGCAGCCATAATTACCTACATAACCTTCGTTCCAGTTCCACCACTCTTGCCTGGTATTCCCGGGCAGACTCCGTAGGCGGCAGGATTTTGCGACTTCATCCGTTCCTGCACCCCAGGGGTTTGACTAAATAGTTTTCTGCAAAGTTCATCTTGTGTTGTTGTTGGACCACCAGGGGTTGGAGTGCTTGGCGTTATTTTTGGAAGCACAGCTATAAGCGGCGTTTCTAGCGGCAATTCCTGTATCGACATATTTACTGTTGCTCTGTTTATTTCACCTGTTGGTGTCTGGCTAAATACAGAATCATTACTTGACCTTGTTCGCTGAACAGAAGTAATTGACATATCGACAATTGCAAAAACGATTCCACTTCCACCGGTCCAAGTTGGGTAGGTGAGTTGCTCGGTGAACATTGAGTCAAAACCTAAAAATATGACAGGTTCTGGCCGCATGGCCATAGTGCGAAGTTCACGTAATTTTTCGTCACAAGATGAAAAAATATTATTATTGTCACCAACCAAAAATTCAAAACTTATTTTCATCAGTTTAAAATTTTTAAAATCAACAAATGGAGTATTATTTACTCTCGGTATTTCTGTCCACTCTGCTCCTATATTTGAGTATGAAACATTGTTTGGTCGATAATCAAATACAAATCGAGCAGGTCTTGGGGCTGTTGAACCATCTGGATTATTGTAAAACTGTACCATCTGGGGCTGGTCTAGGGAGTATGAGTAATCACCACCCTCTCCTTCTGAGCCACCGGTTGATTTAGATACCACAACCGTTGTTCCACTTGTGCTTAATCCATTTTCGTAGTTCTGTATTGCTCCGGTTTTGCGCAACGTATCCATGGCAATCGTTCCGCTATATATTTTAGAAATTCGTGTATCAGCATCAAGTACTATCGTTTTAGCTGCAAGAAGAGATAGCCCACCAGACACAAGTTCTTTTATCTGCGAATTAGTAAAATTCGTCAAATTCAAGTCTGCTGAGTCACCTATAAAAGATGACCACTTTGATGCGTCAAAGTCCCCTACGTCCGGCAGTGACTGAAGCGCGTTTGTGTTGGCCAATGGGAAAAATCGTTTTAACTGTGGATGATACCAATACTGTGTCCAAGTTTCAGATGAGTCGCTGAGTTTTTTCCATTTATAAATGGAATCAGAAAGATATGGATTTTTTGAATAGTCAAACTCAGTGTCTGACCAGTTGAATTTGTAATTTACTGCCTCGTAGACTTCGTTTCCAAAAACTATTCTTGCTCCGACAGAATAGTCATTTACTTTATTCTTATTCGGATTTGCTGAATTCTCTGGGGTCCGTTGAAAGTCTGGTTCACTAAATGTATATTCATCCCCGTTTGTATATGTTATGTATTCTTCGTCAGATGGTGTTACTCCAGCAAATGGAAACCAGTATTTTTGCGCAGACACGAGAGAATACGATTCCGGGAAAACAGGTGTTGACGTATTTTCGACTTGAATATACTTTCTTTTAAGTGGGTAGTTCTTAAATAGGCTTAACGAATCTGAAGCCGTATACCCAATAGTAAAGAGTCTGATTGTTCCGGTTGAGGCCATTAGCTACGCTCCCTGGCGTTTCTTTCTTTTTCAGCAATCTTTGCCATCACCATGTTTGCGATTGCCTCTGGTGACTGCGTTGCTCCATTAATCTCGATGTTGAAGTAGTTTGTGCTTCCACCACTACCTGCTGTCATTGTTGACATCCCCATAGGCGCCATGGGGGATGAAGTGTCTCCAGCTCTAGCTGGGACTACATGCAGATGCCTGTTGGCAAGAGTGCCATGGAATTCTGCAAATCCACCATTCGCGTGGACCAGGCGAGAATAGGCGCCAAGGTTTTGGCCAACAAGGTCATACGCCCTTCCTGTTACATGGTCTGAATTAATTGAGCCAAGTCCGACTGTTCTGTAGGCAGAAGTTACGCTTCGCTTACCAGTTAGCTGACTGTCCATTGATGCATGGCGGGCCATGGTCTGCGAAAGCCTGCTTGAAGTTGTATCACCACGCGGGGTTGTGGTGTCCTTGCCCATAATTTCAGCCATTGCAGACTTTGACCACCACTCTGGTTTTCCGCCAAGCGGCCCCTGGAATAGGTCGTTGGTGTACTTATTGAACGTTTCAATTGCCGTCTTGAGGCCCTCTGAAGCCTCGGCGAGATTTTCTGCCTGTGTTGCAATTTCATCCAGAGCTTCTTCTGGCGTTCTTCCAACGCTGAGACCACCAAGCCCAACTGTTCCAAGTATCTTGACGATGTCTTCTTGTGTATAGTCGCCCTTCTTGCCCGTGAACAAAGCATTCCTGTCGGAAAGATTCAGGAATTTTGTCATGTCCTTATCTGACAACTGACCAATCATTCGTGAAGCTTGGCCAATATCTACGTTGTATCCAAGGGAGCCGAGCATTGCCTGTAGCTGGCCGCCGTACTCTGTCCCAATCCCCTTCTTTACTTCAGCAATGCCTTGCTGATAAACCGGATTAATAACACCGTATTGACCCTCAAGCGCCGCTCCAGCGCCATAGACTCCCTGTCCTTCAGTGCCAAATGCGCCGACAGTTGCGAGGTAAGCCTTTTTAGCGTCCCCTCCAGTGGCTGCCAAAATTTGCTGGAAGTAGTTTTCAAAGTAGCTTTCGACAGCAAGAGTTTTTTCCTGTCCGTTCAATCCGCCTGACGTGAGCGTATCCATGAGTCCACGGGTTGACTGGTCGATTGTTAGCGTGGCTTCACGAGCCTCGCGTCGAGTTCTGAACATTGTGCCAGCAGCAAGCATTACATCAGTTAGGGCTGCCTGCATCTCTGCAGCAGTTCTGACCATGTTGAGCCCAAGTTTTACGACAAGGTCGTTAAATTTGATTGTTGAGTCATAGAGGTTGACTCCGAGTTCTTTAGCTAAAATCTCAAGTTCGGCGCCTGACTTGCCGGTCATTTTTGTAAGCAGAGCAACTCTGTCTGTGTTGACCTTCTGAATCTTGTTATATGCGTTTACTTCGTCAATCAGAGACTGATTTATTCCAAGAGCATTATTGTCGCTGTCCTCTAGTAAATAATTTATGTCGCTAGCACCTCTTCTCTTTTGACGAGCATTTATCCCATACGTCTCTAGTGCTTCAGAAGCAGCCTTTGAGCTTTTGGTCATTTTGGCAAGCTGGTCTTTGCTTATGCTCAATCCAAGGTCTGCCTGGTTGTTGTAGAGCGATTGAATCAGTTCGATGCTTGGGTTTCCCTCTTTGCCGGATGCCCGCATTCTTTCTACTTGCCCAGACAGGAACCGCGCTGTACGTAGTCTTCCTCCAGCAAAACTGCTTGCAAGATTGCCAAAAGCTCCACGCCCGGAAACCCTTCCCCCAGCTTCCATTGTCTTTCGATTGCGCTCAAACTGCTGACCAGCTGATGTCGCAATTGCCGCATAAACCGATTGGATGCTTGCTCTAGCAGCTTCTCTGGCCTGCTTCATTTCGTATGCACCCTTATTGATGGTGCCTTTGATTACACCAAACACACCGCCAATTACGGCACCAGCAAGCGCCCCATATGCGCCGCCGAACTGTGCACCAAGCGCTGCGCCGCCAGCTGCTCCAGCAAGTCCACCCTTAAGTCCACCACGAGCAGTCATTGCTCCACCGAGTCCGGCTACTGCAATTCCAAGTCGTGGGTCGAGTTGAGAAACGGTTGCACCGAGTGCCATGGCGCCACGCATTTCCTCTGGCGCATATTGACTCGCCATTCCAAGTCCCATCGCAGTGCCCATTCGGCCGCCGAAACTCTTTCCAAACTTCTGCTGTGCTGCTCCGAATCTGGTTGAGTTTCTTTCAATGCGCATATTCTGTCTGAATGCTCGCATTCCCTCTGATGCTCTGGCAAACCTTCTCCCGCCACGCTCTGCAACTCGCCTTGCGCGGTCATCGGCAATTGCCTGTCTTTGGTCTTGGACATTAACGAACCCACCGGTTGAGCCATCGGGGTTTTTCATGTCTGGGTCCCACGCCCCCATCCTCATGTAGTCCATACCCTTACCTGCGGCACCAGCAACTCTTCGAGCAAGTAGTTGCCCCCTATCAGCAGCGGCAAACGCTGCATATCTTGCCTGTGCGCCAGCCCTGGTGAGACTGTTTTTCATTGCTTGGCCATACGTGACCCCTGTTGTTGGTCCTCCAGCTGCATATTCAGAAGCACTAAGACCACCACGCTCTGCGGATGTCATTCCTGCGGCTGCTGCATACGCTGTTGTTCCTGCGCCTCTCGCCGAAAGGTCCCTGTATCCCGCCCTTATCGACTCACCCATCCGCGATGTTAATCCTGGACCAGCATATGCAAGTGCGGCATCTCTCCGCATTGCTGCTCTCTCTATTCGCTTGGCCGTATTTTCTGCTCCAGGGACTTCTCGATAACCCATCCGAACCGCTTGGCCCAATGACATTGATTGTGTAACTTTTCCAGGACCGGCAAATTCTTTTGGCGAACCACTGACTTTTGAAGCTGCACCAGCGCTAGCTAGAGTTGCTGCAGCCCCCTTCTTTTCGGATGGGCTACCACCAACAGCTGCAGCCCTTCCCCCGCTGGCAAGTCTCGACATTTCCGAAGGGCCAGTTGGTCCTGTAAGTGCAGCACTTCCAACATTTACTGTTCCTGCTGTTACGTTCATTTGCTGGGTACTCATTGCGCCGACGCCAGGCATCATCATTCCTTTGACCTTCTGCATGCCACGTGCCGCTATAGCAAAACCAAATAGAGGCGCAAGGGCGGACGCAAGACCATTTCCAGCACCGAGAGTTTGCATTTTCGACAAAAGGTCGAACATCATTTTTACTCCGGCGAGAAGGTCGTTTATAAATGGAGCCATATCAGCAAACATTTTTTTCATGTTCATGAAATATTTAGATAAGCTGTCAATCAAGTCGCCTATGCGCTGCCCAAATTCGACAACACTGTCTTCATTCTTGATAAGCAATTCTCTGAAAAGAGTAAGGTTGTCTGCGCCACGCTTAATGGCTTCCCAGATTGGGTCCCATGCCTTATAGAGTGTTTGTGCGCCATCAATCAATGGGCGCAATTTGTCGAGCAACAAATTCCAGCCACGCCTGAAGTTGAAGAACCAATTTCCCATTCGGTCAAACATTCCTTGTGCTTTTGGTAGATACTCCCGCAACATCGTGACCATCCAGTTGGACAGCTTGTCTATTGCCGTTACAAAACCATCGGTAAATGATTCGAATCCAGGACCTCCGGCAATTGCTGCGCTTGCTCGAGCAAGGTCTCTTCGTATAATCCCAAATACTTCTTCAAATGCTTTTTTGGTTGGCTCAAGGAACTGGTCGCCGAAGTCCGCAAATTCGCTACGGATTACTCCGAAATATGCTTTAAGTTGTCCGATGAGTGTGTTGTTTACTGCCTCAAACTGTCCAGCAACACCTCCTTTTTCAGCAAGCTTTCCAGAAAATAAAAGCTCTTTAAACTGGTCTTTCGTTTTAATATTCGCATCTTTCAGTGCTTTTTGCATTTCTGGACCGAGTTTTTTTGCTTCGGCCATTACATCGCCGATTCCCTTTTTCTGGTTAGAGAGAGCAGCGACTACTGCGGCAACTTGTTCAACAGCTTTTGCTGGGTCCTGTCCTGCTGAACCAAAATCCATCAAAGCTCGGATTGTTTTATTGCTCGCATTTATCTGCGCCATATTCATGGTCTTAGACATAACGCCAAATGCCTTGTTCAGCGAATCGACACCAAGTCCTGCAAGCGAAACATCTGATTGAAGGTTTCGCATTGCCATTCTCGTTTGATTCATGGATGAACCGAACTCTTTTGCTCCCTTTCCCCTATATGCAAACATTGCTGCCTGCTGCTCGCGTATTGCTGCAGCAACTGTTCCTATTGCCATCGCAGCTGCGGCAGCCCCACCGGCTAAAAACTGCATAGCTCCTTGGTACGCCTTGACCAAGAATTGACCAGCCTTGAAGAGTGCGTGAACTCCAATCATTGTTGCTGAAAGTAGCGCCATTTCTATAATTACGCTCTTAATGGCGAGCTTCAAGAAACCACCAAGAAACTTTCCAGTCATTTTGGTGGCAGCATCTATTTCATCGAAACTGCGTTTCCACTTTGACGCCATACCTGAAATACTTCGGGTGGTGGATTGGGCGTAGTTTTCAATGGTTCTACCGCTAGCAAAACGGCGCTCCATCTTCTTGAGCGCGCCAAGCTCAGCCATGACCTTGCGAAGTTCACGAGTCTTCGCATCAATCTTTATTTTTATATTGACTGTCTCGTCGGCCATTACTGCTCCAGGTGAGTTTTAAGTCACGTGAGTGTAAGGAACTGCCGAGCTATGGGGTTTCTGGGGTTTCCCGTACTACCTCTGAGTCTTCGACTTACGCTCTTGCTCTTCGCGGTCGTTAGATATAACTTTAGCACAGGCCAAAAGCATCAACCAGTCAACATCCTCTACAGCCAATAGGTCTAGCGGATTTGTGTGGAACAGCTCACCGAGTCGAGCTGCTGACTTTATTGCGGAATCTTCAACTAATTCGCTGAAGACTCCTTCGTAGGGTCCACTGCTGCGACCGTATCCGAATATCCAGCGGCATCAAGAATTGCAAGTGCTGCAGACTCCACGTGTGGGTCAACGCCAAACATCGCACGAACTGCGTCTGGAACAGGGCGTGCTGCCTCTGTCATTTCGAGAATTATCGGATGTGCGAAATTCAAGAAATTGCCATTTTCGTCAAACACCTCTTCGTCGTCAATAAAGATTCCAGTTGCGGTGTGACCGATAACCAGGCAAGCAAACTTTGTTGCATCGAGACCGTTGCGCGAATCTTCACCTGCATTTTTGCGCCAATTCTTCATTTGGCTTTGCGTGATATTTGGGCTCACTTTGATGCTCACGCCAGGTCGTTCCGGAACAGGAATAAGAACGTAAGAACGTTCAACCTTCTTCTTCACCACAGCGCGAAGACGCTCTAGTTGTGACTCTTCCTTGGTTTGCACAAGGCCGGATGACTGAGCATCCTTTGTTGCCTTCTTGCGTGCTGGCTCGTTTTCGTCTGATGTGTAAAGTGTGTTGTCGCTCATGTACGAGAAACTATCACACCAGTGCGCCTCGTGGCGCAACTAGCAAATTTAGCGAGTTGTTGACGTTACGTCTGAGATTGCGAAAGTCAAAGCAAAGGTAGCTGGAGCACCCGAGGACGAGTCGCCCTCTGGCTCCGTAATACCAACCAACAGCGCATCGTAGTAGTAGCGGTCGTTTGTTGGGTCCTTGATGTCGCAGTCGTAAGTAGATACCGTAATGTTGTAGTAAGCAACACCGACATACTTGCGCAGCGTCTGAATCTTTGCCGCAATACCTGCAGC